CTTTAATTCAGTATTTATATCTTTTAGTTCTGAATTTAATTTTTCTAAACCTTTGTCTGCATCAGCCAATACAGCTTCCTGTGCTGCGACAAGTTCTTTTTGCTCTTTAATAGCTTCTGGTAGCCTGTCCCTGACTTTCTCATAATCACTAGAATCTATATTCCTGACGCCCTCTGAAATCATTGACGATCCTGGCCCAGCTGCATAAACTTTATAACTTTCTTTAAGTAAGTCAGGCATATTAGCTCCGCCTTCGGACAAAGAACCTCCTACATATTTCTTTAGCAGCTTGTCGCCTGCCGAAGTTAATGGTTGAAAAATTCCTTTATTTTTATCTTCCTTAAATAAATTAAATGCTTTTTCGAGAGCATCTAAAGATTTTCTTTTTGAATCTAAAATACTTGCTTGGAGCTTTCTTGCTTCCCCTGCCTGCTCTACAGCTCCTTTCTTTGCTCCTTGCTTGTCTCCAAGTTGAGCTATATAATCGCTAGGGGCTCTAGGTCTTGAAATTCCAGGTATTCCTCCACCTTTATTTACTGACACATTCGTTTTCGAGCCATCTGGGATAATTAAATTATTTCTAGATGTTTCTCCTCCATCTGGAGCCAATTCATCTTTAATAGTGTCTCCTAATTTATTGAGAGAATTGATTAGATCTCTCTCGGACATTAATCTAAGAGCATCTCTTTTGAAATTCGAAAGCATCTCTGATTGTTTTAGAGCTTTTTCTTCTTCAAATATTTTTCTTTGTATTGAGTCTTGACGTTTTATTTCTTGCTCGTCAGTCCTCATCCCTCTAAATATAGGAGACTGCTGAAATTCCAATTTACTAATATTGCTGGATGCTCTTCCTTCAGCTCTCATCAATGATAAATCAGATCGAGCCTCAAACAAACCTATTGAAGATGATCTATCTTCAAGCATGCCTTGTATTTTAGATTGAATTTTATTTATTTGATTGGTTAATTCTAAGTTTCTTTTGTCTGCAGCTATAGATTCTGCCAAAACATCACTTTTATCATAAGTCTGATTAAGCATTTCTTGCAACATTTTAGCTTGTTCAGAGCCTATAGATTTGCTGAATGAAACTAATAAGTCTCCCCCTTGGTTAACAATGCTTTCATAATTTTTAACTAATGTTTCTATGGCGGCTCGCTGTTCCTCAAGAGTACCTACCCCCAAATAGGCTTTAAGTTCTCCAGGGTCATTTGGCATTTGTATACTGCCTTCTCCACGAGCATTTAAACCAGCTATTTCAAAAATTTTAGATGCTCTATCTTGATTTATCTTAGTTTCTATTTGAGCATCTAGTTGCCTGCTTGTTACCATTGATTGTAGTGCTCCAGGGCCTTGACTATTTACAGCTCTTCTAACCGCATCTAATTGAGGAGCAGTTAAATCCAATTCTTTTTCTTTTGACATAACACCCCTAAGTAAAGAAACTACATTTTCTCTATCTTGACTTCTGGCTTTCAAAGAAGCTTGCATTTGAAATATTCTAGACTCTTCGTTTGATAAAAATTCTGTAGCATTTCTACCAGACATGAATTGAGCTGCAAAATTTGATCTAGCCTGTCTGTTTTGAATATTGCCAGAAGTTCTAATTCTATCAATCTCCATAGCCTTAATGCTTTCAGCTATGGTTGTTTTAAATTTTTGAGAAACATTAAATAACTGACTAGCTATGGCGTCTGAAGCATCTCTAGTTTTTTGAAAATTCTCCACATTTTTCTTGGCCTCTTCTATGATTTCAGCAAAAGAAACATTGCCTTCTTTGAAAAGAGCCATCATTTGATCTACAGCCTCCCTTGACATTACTCCTGCATCTACCAGCTTATCAAACTCAGCTAAATCATCTAAACCCAAATCGGTATATTCTTTTAATTCTTTTTGAGCTCCACCTATTCCGAAAAACCCTCCAGTTTCAACTTGTCTTCCCGCATAAGCGCCCACTCCAGCTCCTATTGAAGCCATTAATAGAGGACTAGCTAGACCTCCAGTTAAAGCAGTTAAAAGAGCTGACCCACCTATTAATGCAGCAGCACCAATCCCAGCTCCTACACCGATAGCCCCACCAGCTAGAGTTCCTGTAGATGTGAAACCTTGTCTACCTTCAGCTGTTGCTCTAAGGTTTTTCATTGTTTCTGGGTCTAATTGTTTACCAGTTGCAGTTCTAGTTTCAAGACTGGTTTTTATAGCATCTAATGTACTAAAAACTTGGCTTTCTGTGGTTTTACCATTTCTGATATTCTGAGCCATTATAGAGCTGATAGCAACTCCAGCATTCCCAGCATTCCCAGTTCTTAATGCCATTCCGAAGTTTTGAATTGATGTTGCTACTGCCGTTTGGTCACTTAATTCCTTTTCTATCTTAGATAAAGTGAGTGGGTCTCCTCCAGACTGAGCCACTCGCTTTAAAATTTTTGGATCAGTAATATTTGACATCATTTGATTGATTGAAGAATCAATTCTATCCAATGACATTGTATCTCCTCGCCCAAAAGCCTCGGCTCTTGCCGAAGACATTCTTTGTATATTTGAAATTGCTTGGATGTTTTGAGATGTTACAGAAATTTCTTTTTCCCTCATTCTGATTTGCTCATCTATAGTTAGCGTGGCTTTTTGCATAGATGATATAAATCCAGCCGCTCCTCCCACTATGGCTCCTGGAAGCCCAAAAATAGCACCCATTCCAGCTCCTACTAATGTGCTTGGCAAAGCTCCTGTGTCACTTACTCTATAAGATCCATCTTTTAAAGTTGCCCTGTCTTCTCTGCTTACTTTATTTTCTAAAAATCCAGCTAGAGCAGGCAATATAAAAGAAGCTCCTAACCCCACTGACCCACCAAAACCTTTTAATCCATTGGCAAATTGTTTCGTTGGGTCTTTTAAAAATCCCCCTATTCTGCCCGCTCTATTTGCTATCCCTCCTCCAGCTCCACGGCTAATATTTTGCCCAAGGTATCCTGCTTGAAAAGACCCGAGAAGTCTCTGTCCAAAACCTTTAACCCCTGTTTCTCTGGAAGCTAAGTTGTTCCTCGCCTTGCTTGCTGAGCTTTCAGACCTCCGTCTTGATTGGTCCTGCTTTACGGTTTCTCTTATTGCTGATGTCGCACCTTGTAATGTTGAAATTGCCGTAAGATTCCTGGCGCTAGAAGAAGCATCATTTCTTAATTGTTTTTCTAGGTTATTTGCTAATTTTGTATTTCCTGATTGTAAGGCTTTTGTAAAAGCATCTAATTTTCCTAAAAAGGGCTTCGCATTTCCCCTCACTAAACCACCAAATTCACCACTTCTAAATCCAGCCATAGCCAATGATTTATTTGAAGAAAGAACCCCTTGCTCTTTCATGAAGGAACTAAATTCTCTCCTTGCTGATGTTCCCATACTAGCAATTATTTTATTTGCTTCTTTTTTGTCTTGTGTTTGAATTCCCTTTGATTCTAAAAAGCTTTGTGCATAAAATTTCCTAGCTTCATTTTTGTTAAATCCCTTACCTCTTTCTTCAAACACTCTAGATTGAGACCTAACCTTACTCTCTGCTTTTAAAGCTTTGTCCATTGCCCTTGCTGTAGTTAAAGGCATATTCATCATTTGTTTTGCTTGCGTGTCTAAGTTTCTATTTAATGCATTTAGGGTTCTTAGTGTTTCTTTATTTTGTTCTACATTAGTTCCCTTAGATATGTTTTTCAGTGCTAGTGCTTGTGCGGTCGCCAAAGACTTCTCAAGCTCTCTTGGTCCTTGATTTGCAAATTGAGCTGCTAAAGCTCCTACAGCGCCTCCTTTTTGAGCTACTGATTGTAAAGCTTCAGCTCTAAACATTTGTTTTGCGAATTGTCGCCTGTCTAGAGATTCCTTCCCCATCAATCCAACTCTAGCTGATTCTTTTAAGTTGTATTCTTTTATGAGATTGGTGGTTTTTCCAAATGAATTTGCTATTCTATTTAAATATTGAGCTCCTCTTTTAGTGCTAGCGCTAAATAAGTTTATACTGTTTCTGGCTTCCATGAAAGATCTCTCCATCATATTTAAACCTTCTGCTCGAACGGCTCCTGCCGCTTGACGTCTTACATTAATTACATCTCCTAGATCCAATGCATAATTAGGCATTGAGGTTTTTTGATTAGGATTTAATCCTCCGTGTAAAGCTCTAGCTTTAGCCAAAGAACCTCCTTCTTGTTCTTTGTTAACAACAGCTAGTCCAGGGTTTCTTGAACTTTTAAGAGAGGGGGCGGAGACGACTTTAGGAGTCACTCCGAAAGAAGCTTCTCTGGATACAGCGTCCGCTACAGCCCCAGCATATCCAGGATTTGAATTCAGTATATCTTTTGCTTTACTAGAAAATAATGCATAGTTTGGCACATGGCCTTGATTCGACATTTTATAAGTCCAAGAGTCGCTGCCCCAATTACCTTCTGGCTCAAGCTCATCCTTACTGAATTTTAAATCTTTATTTTTCTCGACTTTAAATTTTCCTTTTTTGGCTATACTGTCAATTACTCGCATAGCTGATTTTGATGTAGTCATATCTCCATACAAACCAGTATAACCACTCTTTTTAGCATAACGAGCCATGAATTCATAAAGTTGACGACCGTAACCTTTGCCTCTTAATGCTTGATCAGATTCACCAGTAAAGATAACTTGCAATCCCGTCTTTCCAGGTCTTTTTGGATCATCAATTTCTGTAGCTTGAGACTTTACGAATTTTTTATCCCCTACAAACGAAGAAAACTGAACCTGTTTTGGCGGCCCAAATGGCCCATCTTCCCCGCCAAACTGTTGAGTTTTTACTCTAAATTTTGCAAAGTTTGGAATTAATCCAGCTGCAGCCATATTAGGATCTACTAATAATTTTTTACCTCTATGAACAACGCTTTCAATTCTATCTAAATGTACCCTTCTGTAACCTTTATCTCCAGGTCCAGCTGAAGGTATGTGAAGAACTCTAGTTCTACCCACATTTGCTGTCCTATCGAAATCATCCCAACTATCAAATCCTTTTGGTGGAGGAGCTCCTTTTTTATATTTATGAACACCATGTCTGCCGACATATGTTATCGGATCTCCACCTTTTAATGGGTGATACTTTACAGATTTATATAAATGATTTTTTATAATATTGTCTAGCTCAGACATACCAATGACTCCATCATGGCCAGATTTACTAACCGCAGCGCTTCTTTTCTGGCTCGCATTAATTCTCAACGGAATGAAATTAGGAACAAAACCATCTGCAAAACCGAATCTTTTAAACGCCTTTGCTCTTCTTTTATCAAAAAAGTCATCGACTATATCTCTTTGTCCAAAAAATCTAGAACTTCTTTTGAATAATTTTCTTTCAGCTTCTTCTGGCCCTACCCCATCAAGCATTTTTTCAAATTGGCCAGGAATCAAGCTTGGTAAAAATTTATCTAAATATTTAGAAGATTGTGAAGCATTCACATTTTGCATTACAGTCTCCTGTACAGCTTTTAATGTTTTTAATTGGTCTCCTCTAAATCTGCCAGAAAGTTCTCCAAAATAACCAGACTTCCCAGTCATGGAGCTAGCGGATTTACTTGGTGTAAAGCTTTTGTAAAGTTGAGCTAATTGCATTCCTACGGGCCTAGCTTTAGTAATCCATTGCTCTGGATCATAACCTAATATCATTCTATTAGATTTAGGTCTATCATCTAAAGAGCTTGATTTCCCGTAGAATTCCATGAACTTATTTTCACTTAATAGATTGCTTCTTCTGCTTGGGTCACCTAACATACCCTTCACATTTTTTCTTACTTTAGATCGAACACCTTTTGTTCCAAAAAAGTCTTCCCTTAGTAAGCTTAAATTATCCGCCCTTGTTTTACTGAATCCATCTTCAGAATGTTTCATTGCGGGGACTGCTCCGTATTTATCTCGGAAAAATTTTTTCTCGCTAGAGTTTAACCCCGAATTAATATTTATAGAAGAAGATTTTCCAGTCAAATAACTATAAAAACTATTTAAAACTCCTGGGCTAGAAAGTATTTCTCTTTTTCTTGCGGAAGAAATATTACGCATTCCATATGTTGAGTCGCCTTCAAATAAAGACTTATACTGATTAATTGGTATACCAGTATATGACCCCTTAAATTCTAAAATATTAGCATCAGCATTTTTGATGAATGTTTTTAATATTGATTGTAAACTGGATTTATCTAAATATTTAAGAGCATCAGTATTATTAAGTAATCTTTTTTCTTCTGAATAAGGATCAAAAACACCCGTCTTTTTAGGAAAATCAAATGTGGATGAAAGTAGTGATCTTACTAAAGATTGTTCGTTAAGATTTTTATCAAAACTAAATGCTGAGAAATTTGGAATTTGTAATTTTCGATCTCCTAAATCTTTAATTCTTTTGTTTCTTACGGCGGCTCGTTTCGTGTTTAAATCATAGACCATGCCATTAAGATAACCATCTTTGGGGCCCATTGACCATGTTTGCGGGACATTGTTGCCGTAAAGTTTTAAGCTATCTTCTACTTGTTTCAAGAATCCAGGAGAAGCATTTTTAAGAAATTTTCTATGAATTAATGTTCTGACGGAGTCAAGCTCTGACTTGGTTCTCATCGAAGCACTAAATGAATGCCATACATCGCTTAATGTCCTGTCTGTACCGTCATTCAAAGATAGTCCAGTAGCTCTTCTTTTGCCGTAGATTAAGCCTGCCGCTACATTAGCTGGTGTTGCTTTATATGCAAAATTTGGTATCACTCCAGGTCTTTGAGTATTCAAAGACTGCAGCATAGTATTCGGTATAATTGTATTAGCGAAAAGTTGCCCAGGGATTACTTTACCAGGTCTTTGATAGTAAGATGTTGGATTGTAATACATGGTCAATGCCTTTTCATACATTGAATCTGGCAAGTCACCAAATACCATTGCTTTATTTTTTAGATTTGCTTTTTGTGATTTTGATTTTAAATAAGACGGTAAAGAGCTCCTAGCTATATCTCTTTCCCTAGCAGCTTGCTGCTCCAAATTATCCATTATAGATCTCTGCTCGTTAGACATTTGGGAATAATTACTATCCCATCTTGATTTTTTTCTTGAAGCAAAATTAGGAATTAAACCCCCGTTAGCATAAGGATTAAATCCATGTTTATTTTTAAAATTGTTTTTATATTCTTTCCCTGCTCTACTTCTTTCTGGAGGGATAATTGCAGGTTGTTTCATCCCAGGGAATTTCTTGATCTTTTCAGCGCTGTTATAAATAATTTGACCTAATCCAGAAACATTCATTGACTTAACGGACCCAGCTGTATATCCTCCTTTTTTAGCTCCATTTTTTTCAGCTATCCTTTCTGATGGGCTTACATAGTTAGGAACATGTCCTCCACTTCTAATCTTACTTAAGCTTGGTCCGTAACCAGCCCTAGAGATAGCTGGAGCTATAGATCTTGCAGCGGCAGCTATTTTCATCTGTTCTCGGCTCTGAGCTTGAAGAATAGAAAGTATTGTTTTTTCTTGAGCCGCTCTATTTCCTTCTTGGGATAGTATTCTTTTTTGAAGGTTTGAATTTTCTCCTAATACTCCAACTATTGATTGCTGTATCTGTCTTTGCTGCTCTGTTGTAGAAACTATTCCCAGTAATTCTTTAGCACTTCCTGCTAAAAATTTAAAAGTTGTCCTGAATAACTTAGCAAATAAACCTATTCCAATAACCAAGCCTGGGCCAGAAATCACATTACCTATTCCCTTTAATGCTCCCTTCATGAAATCTGCCCCAGCACTTTCACCATCTTCTTTTGAAAGTAAATCACTTAAACTGCTAAGGTTATCTCTTATTAGGGTTAAATAAGTTGTTATATTATCGCTAAATGCTATATTTCCAGCCAGTGCTGTCAGTTCCTTAATCACGGTTCCTGTTTGGTCTGCTAGTGCAGACATAGATCGATTTAAAATTTCATTTTTCTTATAAGCTTCATCTGTTGCCTGAGATGCTATTTGAGTTGCTCTTGCTAAAATGCTATTTTCATCAGATAAATCTTTAATTGCTGCCTTCAAAATGTTGATTTGAAATACCCCACCAACTTGTTCCGCTACAGCAGCTTTTGTTGTGTCAGTTAAACCCTCATATGTTTTTGAAAGATTTTCTAAAACAGTTATTGCGGGTAATGTGTTACCAGCTATGTCTCTTACAGCTATGCCAAGCTCTTCTAACCTCTTAATAGTGCTAGATCTTTGCACCCTTGTGAAAATAGTTTTAAAACTATTACCAATAACTTTACCTCCTCTTGCAGTTGCTTGCTGAGCTGCCGTAACCGCACCTAATAGTTGATCAAAACTCACTCCCGCATCATTTGCTACGGCTCCAGCTCTAGAAACTCCATCGATTAAGTCTTCAGTACTAACTGCAAACTGAACATCAACAGCAGCCATTTTGCTTAAAATTCTTGTAGAATCCAATCCTGCCTTGTTGAATGTGTTTAATGCGGCTGTAAGTCCACTTACAGCACTAGCCGCATCCAACCCAGTCAGTCTTGTTAAAATAAGAGCATCATTAGTCCTCTTCAAGGTTTCTTCCATGGTTAAACCTTGACGAGCCAATTCAGTTGCCGCAGTTGCTACAGTCCCAAAGCTTTGAGCTGTATTTTTTGCAACCTTGAATAGTCCACTTGAGAATTCCTCTAGTTGCCTATTGGTTAAACCCATAACAACATTTATTTCCGTCATGCTCTTTTCGACCTGCATAGCGGATTTAACTAAATTAGCAAATGCACTTTGTACACCATTAATGATTCCAACCGACGCCCCGAAAGCTAAAACCCGAGCATTAGACGCTTCTAAAGATTTATTAAATTCACTAACAGATCCTGTGATTTTACCTAAAGCTCCTGTGAATTTTCTATCATTAATATTAAGATGTATACCTCCTTTGGAGTTAAATCTTCTTACGGCCTGATTGATAGATTGCTCTAGGCCAATTTGTACTGTTTCAATTTTTATCGGCATGCCTTATTCCTTACAAAGGAATTACACATAAATAAACAAAAAAGCCCTCTTAAAGAGGGCTTTAATGATTGGCTTGAAACCAAATTACATGCCTGGAATTTGAGCTTTTGCAGGTATCGAGTTTTGATTCGCACCTGATATAAATACTCCGTGAATCAAATCTTCTGCCCCACCGAGTTGTGTAGTCCAAGTTAAATCTATACTTTTATTGCTTCCAATATCTGAGCTGATTGATTCGCTATCAAGCTTAGCTCCTTTGAAGTCTATAACCATAGCATCAATTTTCTTTGTTTGACAAGGAGATTGGCCTTTTAACTTAATTCTAACATCGTATTCTCCACAATCATCTAACAGCTTTGCTAAGTTGCCTGTGCCGATTTCTGAAATTATCGCATTAACACTCATTGTTGCTACGATTGGTAAATCTACGACACGAGCAAACGCATATCTAGAACCTATTCTATCGATAGGGGTTCTTGATAAAGGCAGCGACAAATTAAAACTCTGAATATGGGCCGAGCCTTCACCTTCAATATCTGTGAATAAACCTAGTTCTTGTGGGAACTCTAATTGTATATCTCCAGGCCTTAATACTGTTAAGGCACTTGCTCCGAATTCTCCTGTAGATGGGTTAGCTCCCTTAGAGTCTCCACGATTAATTTCTGCATGACCTAATGTGAAATTAATTCCTTCAATAGGGGTTCCTTCGACCAAATCGATGGATGGAACTTGTATGCCAGTTGTTCCTGCATCAGATTTTGCATTAAACAATTCTACCGTACTTGAAACCGTTGGTATTGAGCCAACAGATGCTTCAAAAGAGTAATCACTAACATATCCATTACCAAGACCAATTACAGATTTTCCATCGTTTCCTACGGTTGTGTTAAATGCGTCTGTGTTTTCTGGAGTGGTTAATATGAAAAAGTTTTGACCAGCATTTTCTTCACTAACATGATTCATTGCTGCATTCTTTTGAGCACTTCTGCTTGGGTCATTTGCATTATTAACATAAAAATTTAAATTTCTTTCGTTGAACCCGTCTGTAGGATAATAAGAAAAGTCTAAATTTACTGTTGGTGGCTCCAGTGATATCGCATCAATTCTAGCTAATTGCCCGAAAACATTAACATCAGTCCTATTTATAGTGAAACTATAATTAGCGCTTTGAACTCTGTGTATTTGCTGGACTAAATTTTCATAACTTCCATTCCATGGCTGAACAGAAACACCAACCCCAACATTATTCGCATCAGCAATGTCATTATAGTAACCGCTCAATGCTGTATTCCAAGCATCTACATCATCATACAAATTCAAGCCGCTAATTTCAGCAAAGTCGACTGGATTGGTTTTATTGGATGTTGCCCCGTTTCCGTCAGAACTAAATTGTAAACCATTGGGCCATCCAGCAGAACGGAAAAAAGGATCTGTATTTACAACTGTGCCAGTTAATCCAGTAACATATGCATAAATTGCACTAGCCGCTGATCCACTTAAATATGTCAGGTCTTCATCACCAGCGGCCACACTAGTGGACTTTAATATCGCTGGGTCTTGACGTAGCCCGATTGGATTAATAAAACTTAAATAGCCTACCGCGTTTCCAGAACCTCCAAATTGAGGATGGGATGGAGGTGTATTACCAGGATTTGTTCCTGTCGGACCCATTCCCGTTTGAAGTGCCAAGCAGGAGAAATGCGCTCCTGTAGCATCTGGACTTACAAATAAAGCTTCGCTTTGATAAATTACTCTGTTTCTAGCCATGATAATTTTAGATTAAATGTATATTGTGTTGTACTTCTAATTACAGACAAGTCCTTTCAATGTGAAATTTTTTATTAATTTAATATAATCTAGGATACCTTAATTTAGATACTTCAAAATCTAAAAAACCTATATACAATGTTGGTGATATAACTTGAGACATGTTTTCGCTTATTTTTGAAGTGGTAACTCTTTCTATGAAAAATAAACTATCTTTCCTTTGTTCTTGTAAATCTTCATAACTATATGAACTCGATTTTAAATCTCCGTATTCATTAATAGGGTGATCCGAAAAACTCAACTCTGCAAAACAGCAATCCCTTGTGTCCGCAAATAATGAAATCATTCCATCTAGTTGATATAAATTTTCCGCAAAAACAACTACTTTAAAAGTTAAGTTTGTTTTGTTTTCGCCTCCAAATGCAAAAGGTTCGTTTTCTATGAATTCATTGTTTATAAATACAGCAGGCACAACAAAATCATAAGGAGCTATCCCGCTCTCAGGAACATAGAACCTGCTATTGGTATCAAATTTAGTCTCTATAATTAATGATTCCTCACTCTGGTTTGTATTGTATATGTTGAAATCTTTTGTAGCAAAACTTCCGTTTATTTGCATATGTTCGTTAGTAGCATTACCAGTAAACACGACTCCTCCATTAAAAAAATCTATAAAATAACCATTGTTGGGGTCTGATTTATCTATAGGACCACTTGCATTAGATATATATTCAGGCACATTTACTCCATCTATTGATTCATGAACCCATTGTTTGTATGGGCTACTATATCTATAAAATCCATCAGGTAATCTTTCGTCTTCTATATAATACAGCTTAGTATCAAAATTTTTATATGCTTCTCCGTGTTTCAACATCCAATGTTCAAACCATAAAGTAAAACTAGTTGTAGCGTTATGTCCAAAATTATTTTTCATTAAATTTTGATTTTCCTTAAATCATTAATAGATGTTCTAAAATTTTTTAATATAGCAGATATGTATGGGGCCCTTTTGTATCTTGACCTTTGTAATGAAATCGCTCCACCTGTGCTTTCACCCCCAAAAGCGGATTGAGATTTCTTCCCTCCTTTTAATTGAATCGCTGGGCCAGATCTTGATTTAGATATACTTTTACCTTTTTCATAAAAATAATAACCTAGCCCAGATAAACCTGTCTCAATACCGTCTACCCAACTTCTTCCCCCTGATATTTCATTTCTAAAATCAGAAATTTTTGTTATCGAGAATATTTCTTCCCTAGAAGGCTCTGTAGTAATAAATTGAAAAACCCCTTTAGAATACCCTATAAATTGCAATTTTGTCTCACTCAATCTTTCTTCAATTGGCTTAATAGGATCATGACCATCTGGAAAACCTATAAAGGTGTATAAGTTACCATATCCGCCTAAAGTATTGCTTGAGTTAGATGCGTTTACGCCTCCTTGAATTTCAACAGTAACAGGGTGACTTAAAAATTCATCAATCATGTTCATCTTTAATGCTTCAAATTGTTGATGGATTCTTTTTTTTACTTGAGCTCCGATTTCTTTCGGTAATTGTTTATTTATAGAATCTTGAACGTCTCTAGGTAGTCTCATGATACAACTTATATATTACACTTTTTTTTGATTTTTATAAAAATTAATCAATAATATTATTAATGAAAGACTATAGTAAAGAAATATTAGAACAAAGATACGAAAAGAATATCAAAGACCTTTTTAAATCTTTCTTAGTTCTAATTGAGGACCTTCATCAAGACCACATAAATCATTTTTCTAAACTAGAAAAAGCAATACCCAAAGAATATTCCCATATAATTAATTTAGCAAATTATTTTGACGATGAAAAAAAACAATACTTAAGAAAAAAAGTTTTAGACATGGGGAATTCTTCAGTAAGAAATCAAAGTGAAGATTTAGAAAAATTTACAGTAGTTTTTAACTTTAAAAATAGCAAATAATATATATTATATAAAACATGAAAGAAATTTACAGTTTTAACATTGAGGTCAATAGAGAAGTCACCGAAGAGGTGGCTAAAAAACGCAAGAATAAAGAAACAGGCAAAATGGAAGAGTATTTCGAAGATAAGGTTGTGACGAAACCTGTTCCCGTAAAGATAATTATAAAAGAACCAAACCGAAAAGAACTCGAAGAAGCTGACATTGAATACAGCATCGAAATGAGTAAGTGCATTAAAAAGGGAATACTCACCAAAGCCATGCTCGCAAAAAAATATAGCGATTCGGGAGGTTTATTAAGCGAAGAAGATGCTCGACTATTAACTCGTCAATATGCTACACTAGGAGACCTTCAAAATAAATATTCTAGATTATCAGCTAAAACAAAAAAAGACCAGAAGGATGAAGACAAGTTAAGAGACCTGTTGGGGGAAATGGCTGAAGTCAGAAAAAGCATTGTTGAGATGGAGAGCAGTTATTCTTCCCTTTTTAATCACACGGCTGATAGTAAAGCTCAAAACAAAGTTATTCTTTGGTATTTGGTAAACTTATCTTTTTACCAAGATAATGAATCGGATAATATTATTCCATTTTTCAATGCGGAAGAGTCTGAAGATAAAATAGATCAGTTTTATGAACTAGATGAAGAAGGTCATGAAATATTTGACATAGCTAAAGATAAAATTTCAGCTATATTAAGTTTTTGGTATTTTAGCACTAACGCCACCAAAGAAGACTTTGACGCGGTAAATGATGATATAGACTCTGGCAATGTATGAAAAATCAGATAAGACGTTATTTCAAAAAATATTCAGAGATATAACTCAAGGTTTTTCAAAAACATGTTACGAAGGTAAACCAATATTCATCAAACATTTAAAGCCTGAAGACTATATTCTCATCAATGAGAAAGAAAACGAGATACTGAATAAGGCTATTAAAAGAGGCCTTAAGACTGAAAAAGAAGCTCTTGATGACGCTATTAAAGACGATTTATGGACTAAAGAAGATGAAGATTTTATTTTTCAACAAGAACATTTTCTAGATAATTTAAGAAAAACCGCTTCACAACTACTACTTAAGTCTGAAAGAGAGAAACATGCAATACTGATCAAGGAGGAGCAAGAAAAATTAAATAAAAAATTATTGCAAAAACAGTCATTAACACAACATACAGCAGAACAATATGCCAAAAACAAAATAAATGATTTTTTTCTCACCTTTGTTTTTTTTAAAAACCAAACCTTAAAAGATGTTTTTTTTAGCGAAAGCGATTTTTACGATTTAAATTACTCTGAGGTTTTAAAACTTATTAAAATTAACAATAACTTTTCTTCGGTTTTTTCTGAATTGAATATTCAAAAGCTAATTCTTGAAGAATTCTTTTTTCCATATATGATGTTATGTGAAAAACCCTTGGATATATTTGGTAAAGCGGCTGTAGAATTAACAACCTTACAAATGTCAATTTGTACATACTGCAAAATATTTAAAAATATTTTCGATAATAACCCTAAGATTCCAGAATCTATAAAAAAAGACCCAGAAGCTTTGCTTGAATATGTTAATAGTGAATCTACAAAAAGCAAAGAGAATTTAGACAAACATTTATCTAAAGAAGGAGCAACAACAGTATTTGGTGCAGATAGAGAAGACTACCGACACTTAGGAGTTGAAGATCAAGACATTAAAAGCAACATATCATTGACAGAAGCTGCTAAAAAGAAAGGCGGAACTTTAACAATGCAGGACCTTATGGAATTGCAAGGTAAAGGTTCTTAACTAGACAGGGGCGTCTTTTCCAGCTACTTGAGAGGGGTTAGAATTACTTATATTATACTTGTATACAAGGTCTTTTAAATTTAAATCAGCGTCTAATGAATAGTTTGAATATTGCCTTGATGCTGTAACTTTTGTTGCTGGGCTAGCTGTAGTCACCTGTCTTTTAATATAGCTGTCTCCTTCTCTTAATTCTATCCAGTCAGACATGGTTGTTTCTCCGTCGCTACCCCCTGTTTCTGTTGTTGAACTCGAGACTCCCATTAATGTTTTTCTCGCAAGTTTTCCGTAATATGATTTTAAAAATATTTGACGAAAAATTGCTTGCTCTTCGCTTTGTAAGCCTGGATTTTCTCCTTGAAAATTTGTATGAATTAATACATTTAATTCTCCAAGATTATTAGCTAGCCATCCTGATATATAATCAGAACTTATTGAACTGGAATCTTCGTCGAAATCATATTTAAATATGCCCGATGCTAAATTGCCTATTTCATTGACGGAAGAATCAAAAAAATAGCTCATCTTTCATTTAATATACGCATGACTTCTTCTGCGATCTTAGCGTCTTGAATTAAAGGGGATTCCGAAGAAGAAGTATATCTTTTTTCTCCACTGGATGTTCCGTACTTAGTCTTAAATTCTTTCTTGATTTTATTTCTAAGTGTGGTTTTATTTCCTGAAGGGAAAACACTGGCTTTTACAGCAAGTTCTTGCATTTGAATTAAATTCATTCCTTCTAAGCGTTCTTCTAGTTCGGTTATAGAATTCGTTCCAAATGGATTCTTTGTGGTTTGTAGAATTTCTTCGATGGTTTTTGATTTCTTATGTTTTTCTGTGGCTTCATCAACTTTTCCATCTATAAATTCTAACTTTTGAGATTGTTTTTTCTTAGGCATAATTATATTTTATATACACTTTTATTATAATATATAGAAACAAAAAATCCACCCTAAGGTGGATTTTTTGAAAAGAAGGTTTAAGTTTAAAACTTAAACACCCATAGCAATGATGCCTCGATCACTAATAATGGTACGCCCTTCTTCAAGTTCGGCATAGTATCCGATCTTTTTAGAACGACCAACATATTGATCATCCGCACTAACGGTAAGGGTGGCGCCAGACTCAGCATCAACAGCTACTGCACGAAGCATGCTTTCCCTGCTGCGGTCAAGACCAAGAACCACATCATTACGGCCATGTCCACTAATTAGAGTTTTTGCAACTTTTTGATACTTTTGATTTGGTCCAAGCTCATAGATTTCCATAAGGGAGATTCCGTAGAACTCGGGCAATCCAGCTTGAGAGAAGAGAGCTTCACGCATAGAATCGGTAGCAGCGATAGGTCCAGTAACTTCACCAGCTGCAGTTGATTTAAGAGTGGTGTTGACTGGATTGTAAGCGATCTCACGAAGACTCTGAATCACTTCAGGAGAAACGATCAAGTCGGTAAGGCCGCGTGAACGCTCAGGAGTTCCACCGCTCCAGGAAGGATTATTACGTTTAGCAATAGTCAAAAGCTTGTTAAAGTCAGCCAATGTAAGACTTCCACTTGCGGCAGAAGAAGTATAAAGCTTAGATTGATTATCGGCTATTGTTCCAAATAATAAGCTAGCGGAAGCATTTTCTTGCTGAAGTAGTATCTCTTGAGCCAAGCGAGTCATGGTTTTGCTCACTACATCAAGGCGAGAACGAGAAGCATAACGCTTGTCGAAGTCTACTGCGCTTTCCAAACGATAGGTGGCAAGCTTCAACTCACTATGAGTGGGTGTTACATGACTAGATGGAAGACCACCAGGAGCATTCGTGCTGTAGGTCTTGATGTACTCGTCATCGGTTACATCATGATACAGATCTAAAGGAATGCTTGGATTGTCATCAGCAGCAAATTGAAATGCTGTGAAAAGGTTGCTAAGTGTCGGAGCATTATCAACTACTTCAGCAAGTACGGGGCCAATAAAGGCGGCAAGTGCTTGTTGAGCTTCATATGCAACATCTCTGTCGCGAGAGGCCATAGCCTTTACGAGTTCGATTTGCTCTTCGGTTCTTTTGAGTGTAATATTCATTTTTTACCTTGTTTTTTTAAATTAAAATTAGCAATCGAGCTTGATTACATAATAAGCTCCCTCCTGGACGTCAGGATAAAGTTTTGAGTCTGCATTGTTGGCTCCTCTATAACCTGTTGCTAGAACTGTTCCGATTGCAGCGTCCGCAGTATTTTCAAATTTAGCAAACTTTCCGTTACCGTCACTGATCAAAGCATCGCCTACCGAAGGAGCGCCTGCCCCAATTGCATTTGAAGAAATCGTAACAATTCCTCGAGTTAATACGGGTACAGTTTGTCCAGAAAGAACTGCTTGAAGCTCATCTTTTTTGACTGGGTTAAAAAGCAAGCTTTCACCGTTTTCGTCGTTAGTCAAAGTTTGATTAAGAGTAACTCCTAAAGGAAGCACTCCAGATGCAGCAGGCACAACCTTTAAAGGGTTAGTGGGATAAGGGTTGCGTCCAACGGGTGAACCGTAGTTGTTCATAAAGCGAGAGTCTTCAGAAACATCAATAATGTCGTTCTCTGTGAGGTTTCCAGCTTGCACTGAAACAAGAACTCCGTCTGCATTAATGTCATCGTCTCCAGGCTTTGTCAGTTGCAAGCTTTTTGAGCAACTGTCCGCGTTAAGAGCAAACATATTTACGACATCATTTTCGTCGTATTGTCTGAATGGTAATAGTCTGTGTGCCATGATATTTTAGTATTTAATTGTTATAGATTCTTTTGAGAAAGCTTGTTCGAACTTGTCTTTCAAGCTAATTGCTTTGTCTGTAGATTCTCCATTGTTTGATGGTATTTCTTCAGACGCCTCGATTTCATCAAGAACTTCCTCAACATTTTCTTGCTTTTCTTCAACCACTTCTTCGGTTGTTTTTGTGGAAGCTTCGATCTTGGCTTTAACAGCCGCTTCGAGTTTTTCATTAAATTGCTTCTCTTGATCCTCGATGAATTTTTTGCTTTTGTGACTATAAACTACAGCCATGCGCTCTTGATAAGCTGCAAAACTCTCTTCAGCAGAATCTAAATCTTTAATGTCGGATGCGATAATCTTGCGATCTGCATCAGATAGTACATATTCTGAATCTAGAGAATCCATTCGATCATTAAACAACTGAAGGTCTTTAGCCGCTTTCACTTCAGATTCTAAACTTTCAAGTTTGGCTAAGGTTTCTGCTAGATTAGCTTCTAGTTCAGCCGCTTTAGTTTCTGATTCTTGCTTTGCCGCTTCAGCAGCTGCTTGTTGTTTTTCCATTTCAGCTTTTTCTTTTACATAAGATTCGCTGCGATCTTTAATAGCTTCAGTTACAACTTTCACTACATTCGCAACAGCTTCTTCAGAAAACTTATCTGATGTAGAAGCCTGAATGGTTTCTTTGAGTTCTTGTATTAGTTCTTTCATTTCCATTTTTTTAATGTATGAATTAAATTTATCGTTGTCTGAAATTACAACATCTTTTTCTTTATGTGAAGATTTTTTTTTGCTTTTTATTAATTTTTTTAAAAATAGATCTGAATTTATCTCTATTTTATCTTTTTCATAAGCTATTGAATCTTCTTCATCTTGGGTTTTTGTTTGATCTTTTTTTTTAGAATCTAACTTTACGAGACCCTCTACATTTGCAGCTGGATTAGTGGTAAAACCTACTCCAAGAGGATAAACATCTCCAGATATTAATCTGTACACCTCTGTGCCGTCTTCCATTATTCCTTCACCATCAAATGCTTTTAAGTATTTATTAAACTCTTCGATTTGGTTTTCTTTATGTATAATTTCTGCTTCTTGTAAGTTTTTACTTCCCACAGCTATCACATAATCATTAAAACCAACCTCCCAGCTTGCTGATATTTTTTGATAGTATGGACTATTAACATCTAAGCTTTTTTCCAGTAATTCAGCAAAGTCCTTTTGCACTGTTTTATAAACAACTGAAGACAATGCTATATTGAAAGGACTTAAATCGTTTTCATCTATATCCTCTTCATTAATAATTTCATTGGACCCATATTTTGAGAATCCTGCAGATATAATGTGGCCAACAACTTTTTCTTTTTTATGTTCTATATTTGTAGGTTTATGTACAAATTGCGAATATACCTTCTTAGCCATTGAAGTGCTCATCCCATCATGGTTTTTATTAAAAACATTGACGACTGCCGCATTAAATGCAATAGCTAGTAAATCTATATTACTCTCAAGATCAATGGTATTAGGGTTTAAACTTCTTAAACTTTCTAATGATGCTTGTATGATTTTTTGATGTTTTTCGTTATTATTACTGGCTGTAATAATTCCATCAAAACTCGTGTGGTATTTAAATGGTTTTCGCATTGTAAATAAATACACTATTTTTCACTATTTTTTCTTAAATTATTTTTTGCTGTGATACAATAATGCGGCTGCATATGTCTCTAGCTCATGTTCTTCCGCAACTTTTACTATATTTTCAATGATTCCCAGTTCTCCTATTTTATTAAAATCTTTAATGCAAGATGTCGCGGTCTTTTTCCATAGTTTTGATTCTTTTGATAAAACTATAGACGAACACAAACTCATTGCTGATTCTTGTTGTTGTTGGTTTAATTCTTTTACTTTGTATTTTTTTATTAAATTAGCTTGTATATGGTTTTTTAAATCTTCTACTTTGTATACTATATCTTGAATCTCTTTTCTGGAGTACAATTCGCTAGCATTAACACTTCTCGGTATTCCAGTAGTTCCTTTTGGTCTACCAACTGGTCTTCCTTTACCTTTCGGGGTGGGGGTTTTATTGCTTGCGGGGGTTTGATCAGTCTGACCTGCAGTATCTATATCGCCATCTCCATCGACATCAATCATAGGCAACCCACCAACTAACGGATTATATTTTCCTTCTTTCCTCATTTGTATATATCTATCTTGAGCTGGTTCAATATCTTCGGGGTTTGGATATATCCCCGTTTTTATAGCATTGATTCCTTGCTCGGGTGTTAGTATTCCCATTTCTATTAACCTGGTTACGACCCTTTGCAATTGAACTTCATCTTTAATGTCTATTTCCTCAAATTTGGCGGTTGGATAGTTTTTAAAACCCATATCTTTGCAAACCATTTTTATTTGGGGTTGCAGGAAGTTATTCACAAAAGAATTTCTAGCTTCCTTTAATCTCTCCAAGAATATTTCGGCCTTCACTTGGGTATTTTTATATTTTTCATCTCCGACAATTACATTTTGTAGGCCCTGTCTAATATCTTCATTAACAATTTGATATTTTTCAGGACCTATAATTTTGCTGATATCTGGCATTATAAATTGAGCTTTAGTTGTATAATCTGCCACAAGAACCCTTCCGATACTTTCGTTTTGAAATAAAGATTGCATAGCCTGCATATTCTTGGGGTTTATTCCTCCTTTGTCTGGTTCAGCCCCCATTGTTATTAACAAAATAACATTCTCAATAGTTCTGCTAATAGCTTGGTCAACTTTTTTTAATTCCATTTTCCAATTTATATCGTCCAAAACTGGAAATCCAAAAGGGATGGCAAAAGGCTCGTAATCTTGTTTTTTATAAAATGAATGTATTAATTTTGTTGCATCAAGATCCATTGTTATGCCCTGTTGGCTCCACCCCCCTTCTTTTATTCTTTTCTTAACGTCAGCAGGCATACTGTTAAATATCTCCTTATCTTCATCTGTTTTTGGGTTTTGCAATTTTTCCAATTCATATTCTGATAAAATCTTTTTGTACGCATTCAGTTTGAATGATGTACTTCTTGTGGCGATTATATCATAAGGATTGAGCAAAACATATTTAATAGGAATTTTACCTGAAGGAGTGATCCTATCAGATGCATAAATTTTATTGATTCTCGAGAAGTCTTCTGCTGTGAATTTCCCATCTAACCTGTATATAAAAACATTCCCACTACGATAATATTCTCTAAAGTATTGATCTTTTAACCCCCATAAATTAATTTTAGCAAACCATTTTTCTACGAATGTTTTTGAGGCTTCATTGCCTCCGTCTAAATATATAGGTGAATTCGCTAGCTCGGCCATAATATCAATTGCATTTCTGAAAATAGGAACATTTGCATAAGCTTTTTGGCATAATTCTATAGCATCTCTTACATCCACTCCGTCCGATGTCACTGTGTATGGCAACATCCCCTGCCTAATGTTTGTAAATCGATAGTTTTTAGTTGAAGATCCTGCTGAATTTCTTCTTCTTAAAGTAGAGTTAGAACGACTAGTCTGGACAGAAGCTTCTGAGCTATAATAACTATCTCCGTTTAAAGATGGTTCTACTCCATCTTGCAATATTTCATTGATATTGTTTGTTTTATTTTCTGCTCCAGAAACTTCGAACTTTTTCCAGTATTTAGATTTTTTTGTATATTTTCTTTTAGGCATACTAATATAGTACACCAATAGATCGTAAAGTCTAAAGTAACTTTTAAAGTTAACTTTTAACTTTTACAATTTTATATGATTAAAAGTTTACATATCCAGCAAAGAAAATCGAAAAGTTATTCTGTCCGTATTGTCTTGCAAAGCTTGCCATTGCTACCGCTCGCGCACTATAATTGCTTGTATTTATACTCCATTTTGCACAAACGTTAACACCGAAATTAGTTCCGCTTGCCCCTGGTGACTGTCCGTATGTTCTCGTTGCATTAATTCCTGTTCCGTTGGTTCCTCCATTGGTCCCACCAGGACCTGTTGTTGTTGTACAAGTGGTATTATTCTGTTGCCATCTTTGATAATGTAAACTGGCTATTGCCGTAAGACGCCCTCCCGCAAAGTTTACTCCACTCATCCCTGTAAGAGGGATGATTGGGATGTTTACTGGTTTGTTATAGCTGAATGAAGAACCTACTATAGTTGTAATCTGTGAGTATACTGGGACTCCACCAAGTGTGCCAGGCCCCATTACTGGACCCGTTGTATTAGGATTCGTCCCATTTCCATTTCCATTGCCTCTAGGTGTCGTCATTGATTTTTACGTTTATTGTTTTCTATTCTATTTTATATATACACACCTTTTTTTAAAAAAACAGATTAATTAAAAGAATAAAATTCTAAGTCTTTCTGATCAGAAAATACAGCAACCCTTGTTCCTATAAAATCATTTATATCATAAGTTGGTTCTCCAGGACATCTCTCCCCCCAACTAGGTAGTGTGGTAAACTTTGCGTTATTTGAAAAATCTTGAGGAGCTTGACTTATGTGAGAAACGCACCAATTTGCAAAATCTACATAAGTATTGTCTAGAGAGGTACAATTAATAAACATCCTATCAAACGATGTGGTTACTTTATAATCCGCAACAAGTTCAGGTATAAGTAATTTTACCAGTGCAGTGCAGCCTTCAAACATTCCAGACATACTAGTAGCGGATGATCCAGCAACATTAGAGAGATCAATCGTGTTTAATGAAGATGCATTTCTAAACATATTTTCAAAACTATTGATAAGATTATTGTTCCATTGAGATAAATCAATTGATTTTAATGCTACACAACCATCAAACATTCCTGATATAGCCACTATTGATTCCGCATTCCAATGATTAATATCCAAGCTTGATAAAGAAGAACAATCCTTGAACATATTACTTGTATTCGCTAAAGATGATGTATTCCAATCAGGAGACAGAAATTCGCTTAAATCAGTACAGCCAGAAAACATTGACTCCATAGTAACGACCTTAGAAACATTTAATCCCGATAAATCTAATGAAGATATTTGAGTGCAATTCTTAAACATTTCTTTAAATGATGTGATTTTTGAATAATCAACCTCAAAGCCGCTTATTGCAGCATTGCTCATGTTTGCAAATGCGCCCTCCATTGATGTGAAAGAATCCCCCTTCAATGTTATTGATTCTACTAGACTTGCACTAGTTTTTAATTCATTGTTTTCTGTATCAACAGCTCCGAAGTGAGTAATGTCCCCAAGAATTTTAACTGTTTGATTTGTATTTTCTGAAAAATTGATCGTAATATTACCCTGGTCTGCGGTTGTATATTCTTCAAATGTTTGCTCAAATTCTACCCTCACTCCATCTACACCTATACCAGCAAGAGGTAAAACTACTGAATTCGTTGATCCATAAGATATCTCTATTATTGATTTTGGCTCTGAAATTGTATTCGAACAGTCAATAAAACTTTCCAATGGTTTTTCTGCAATAATCACATTTCCATTTTCTTTCCAGTCGGCTTCAGTTTCATATTGTTTTACATCAACATCCCTCCACCTTCCAGTAAAACCAGTCCCTTTTGTTAGATTTATTTGTGACTTGATAGCTTCCGTATCTTGAAGTAAAATTGTTAAATCACACTCGTTTGTTAGCCACGGGCAGTCTCTAAAAATTTCATTAAATTCAACGAGGTTTCTAAAAAATCTTAATCTTTGTATTATGCCAGAGCAGCTTTCTTGTTGGGTGTTAGCAAATGCTCTATTAGCTTTTTTCACAGAATCATTAATCCAATTCCATGACCCTATCCCTCTATGATGGTTTGAGCCCTCAAACATTCCAGAAATATCTTCTAATACTGAGGTTTGGCCTGGATATTTATCCGCGATAAACCAGAAGTGGCTCACCAACTTACTTTGATCGAAAACCGTGTTCTTAAACATGTTTTTCGCAGATATCAACTTCGGGAATAGCCAGTTCCTCGTTCTACCTGAATAATTAGCTCCTTGAAACATGCCTTCAGCATTCTCTAAATTAGGAAACGGGCTGAATCCCATTACATCTTGAGTTAAGTTAGTGTTTTCAAACATGTAACTAGTGTTTTTAGCTGAACTTAAATCTAAAAGAGTACCAGTATCAAATTTTGAATTGGCGAACATGTAAGAAAAGTCTTCCCCAATATGATTGCCTTTTTTTAACCAATCTATTACAAATACTCCTGTTGTGTTTTCAAAAAATCTACTAAAGTTTTTACATTTTGGAAATCTCCAATTTCTTATTCCTGGAGTACTAGCAACTAAGTTATCTTTATAAAACCCTTCGCATGTTAAAACATTTTCGAAAGCTTGGGAAACATAAGGCATGGAGCCTTTTGAATTTTCAAATAGATATGAAACATCCTCAAAGGGGCTTAAATCCCAAACGCTAACACCTGGTAAATAAGTATTTTTCAATTCTGCAAACATCCCAGAGATATTAGTAACTGAGTGCCCTGATGGAAACCATTGACTTATTACACCAGCAAAATTACTTCCTCTAAAAAAATCTTTTAAAGAAGTCGCTTCGTGTAGTTTGCACATAACCCACATCCAGTTAGCATTTTGAATAAACCCTGTAGAATCCTTAAAAAATCCTTCAAAATTAACGTTCGAAGCTTCAGATGTTACTGAAAATATTTGATTAAAATTATTTGTCTCAGCGAAAAAGTAAGAAAAATCTGTTGCAGCTGGAGCTTTCAAAAAAATAGATTCAGTTCTAGAGCTTCCTTGATAAAAACCTTGCAAAGAAGTCACATTAGGTATTACCCAGGCATTTATAGGGCCTTCGTATATTTGTTTATCTTGAAAAACTCTTTTTGCAGATATGCACTTTAGAAGATTGAGTCCGTTTAGTTTTCCGCTCCATGCACAATTAGGGCCAGAAAACATTCCGTCTATGATTTCAGCCGCACTTGTATTTAAATAATCGCCTACAAATGCACTGTTTTTAAAACAGTTTGTCCAATCTTTAACCTTAGAAGTACTCCAGAAAAAAGTCCCATTCCATAGTGAATTTTCGAAAGTGGATTCTAGTTTAGTGCAATTATCTGATGCTTCTACCAAACTGCTAAAATTAGCAGGATTTGTTGTAAATTTTGTATCTGCAAAAGTTCTAACAAAATGCATTTCACCCCCATTAGTAACATTTTGTATCTTAGACGCTGGATTCAAAGATTTAATCATTGTAACTGGGCCTTGTTTTTTAGGCAAAGTCAAAGATGTTAAATTTACCATCCCAGCAAATTCTCCATATCCATGCAAAGCTGCGGGTCTCCAATCCCATATTTTTATCAACTGGATATTTTCTGGAGTATCGCAAAAACTTCTGTCATATTCAGCGGCAAGAGTCATAATTCTTTCACCTACAAAGTTTCCGTCGCCTAAACCTCCACTGATTCTTATATCTCTTTCAGCAGGCGAGTCAAAAAACATTTTTACTCTAGCACAGCCTTCTTCAACTTCAATATTGCCGCCCATAGATCCGTGGTTCCCGCATTTATACCACAACTCCGAAGGCGTTTCCTTAACAGCTTGTAGTCTTGTATATGCTCCGAAAGACCCTGGGGATGAAGACCCGTATGTAACTCCGTTTGAGTAATCTGGACCGTCATTTGTGGTGGAAAACTTTAAATAGTGGCTTTGATTACTCTTATCTTCTTGTTTAAATGTGTAGTAGTTTCCTATTTGTATTTCAATTCTGTTTTTTATAACTACGCCGCCTATGAATTCGTCTTTGTTATAATCAACCTCTATATCTTCAGTATCTTCCATGGAAAGTTGAAGTGTGATTTTCTTCACACCTCTGTCGGTTATTCCTTCCGCAACTGAAACTACAGTTGATCCTGATATTTGATCTCCAGCCCTAATTTTTGAAACTGGATATTGATTCCATTCAAATGTATACTCTTTAGACGGGTTTACTTTGACATCAATTTCATAAGCTATATATGCTATTTCTGAAATCTTCCCTTTAGAGAAAAAATCTTCATGGTAATCTGTATCTGCCCCATGCTGTACAACAAAACCGAAGCTTTGCTTATTTAAATAGCTTGGTTTCCCAAATGATATTTGAGTCTCTTTTGTATTTACTGTTTTTAAGTCTATAAGTCCCATTTAAGATATATTACACGCAAAAAACTAAAATACATAAGAAAACATAGCTATGGATTCTGACCCGATTTCTTCTACCATACTTCTTGTTTCATCATTATACATTTTTTTATAATCTTTATCATTTCTGCCCGTTTTATGATCGTGATTGACTATTTCATAATTCTCTAAACCTATTTTTGAGCATACATATTTCAAACCTTCGTTATATTTCTCTTGCCTTATAACAAAGTCAACACAATAATCTCCGTTATAAAATAAATATGGTTTTATTTCCAAAGGTTTTCTGCATCCATTTTTAATAAAAGAACGGTGGTGAAATTTCACATACTCTTCAAATGTTGAAATGTTTTTTTTCTTGTAGAAATCTACATATTTTATATCGAAGAAAAACCTTGAAACCATTCGGTCCCATGGGTTTCTGACTACAGAGAATTTAAACGCTTTTTCTATATCCATCCCTGATTGTTTTGCTTGATCAGCTATGTCATTTAAAGGTTTATGTAGAAGACTTCTATGTATTTTAAAAAGCTCGGTCTCTTTATTTAATTTCCATAATCCTAATGCTATTGCCACACTCGATCCAGCGCATTTTTGAGGATGTGTAAATATGTAATTTTGTTCTATATTATACATTTTGATTATTGAGTTACTATATTATTAAATAAAGTTTCGTATTTTACTCTTTCTTGGAATATTTTTTGAATTTCTGGGTCTATGCTTTCTAATTCTATTTTTTCGTATTTATTTATGTTATCTACTTCTACAATCAAATCAGATTCTGCAACCTTTATATTATAACATTCTTCTAGGACATGTGCAATTACCTCATTACTGTATTTAACATATTTACACAAGAATTTATTCTTCTTCATCCAATCTATAGCTTTAAAATAATGATCATCCGCTATAGGTTGTGAATTTGGAATTTTCGCAAGCTGTCTTATCGTCCAGCTATCTTCAAGCATTTCTGAACTTAAATAAGCTTCAATATTTTTAAACTTATTTTCGAAGTTAGTGGATTCATGATTAGACTTTTGTGAATTCAAATAATGAAACATCGATTGCGTGCGCGACCAAGCATCCCTAACTAACATAAAATTTAATGGATAAGAATTGCTCTGTTTTAAAATTTCCCAAACTTCTTCAAATTGATCTACTGCATTTGATTTAAAACTAGACTCTACTGTTACTGCTAAAATAATCATCTTTTTCTCATTAAGATACTTAACAATAGTGTCTAATGTGGTTTTTCTTGACCGAGGGGCAGGTTCCCTTTTGTTCTGTTTTATTTTTTTGTCTTTTTTCCAAGATTCATCATAGAAAAATCCAAATATTATAAGGCCTTGCCTTTTTTCTTCATCAATACTTAACCTTTGAACATTGCAACCTTTGTCTCCACCAAATATCCTAACAAAATACCTAGTCATTGTTCCTATTAAGAATGTTCCAGCATTTTTAGGTATATGAAATAGTATTGGAACTTTTCTGTTAACAGAAGTTTTATTCGAAGAGAAATCTTTTGAGAAGTTCATATAAATACAGTCGTAAAATTTTGCTTGATGCTTGAATTCATTATATTTCCTTGTAGATCTATTTATCGTATTTATTAAATAAGTTTTGTCTTGAAAATTTATTTCAGGTCTATTTGTTTTTTCGATATTCAGGTAACTGGAAAAAACATTATCCATTACTTGATCTACACATTCTATTCTAAAAAAATTAAATTTACTCAAAATACAGCATAAGTGGTCGAACTGGTCCCTAGAAGGATAAGATATTCCGATCAATTTCTTTATTAAAAAATTGAAATCATCTGTTGATCTTATATATTCACTAAACTTTTGAGTTCTTAAATTCTTGTCCTGTATTTCTCCTCCAAAATTAGTTTTTTCATAATTTAAAAACATGGAAGATATGAAATTCTCTGAATTAGACATGAAAGAATATAAAAAGATATCACTTTTAATTTCAGACCTTAATATATGAAAGTTTAGAAATGTCTGAGTCTCAAAGTCGGACGAGTATCTAGCATCAATAATTACAGATAAAACATTAATAGATCCATCTGCTATTAGCTTTTTTAAATTAAAAATTTTACATATAAATACATTGCCCTCTTTGTCTTCAAAAAATTCTTTTGGGTAGTTGTCAAATGAAGAGTATTTAAAACCTTGGACTATTATTTTCCCGCCCATGGGGGACAACACCTTTATTTTCACAAAACTATCTTTATAATCTTCCCGTAAGTTAATATCCAATTTTTTTATAACATAATCGGATGCTCCTTTTGCATTGCAAAAAAATACAGGAGTTTTTTCTAAAGATCCATGGTTGTCAAAAAGAGCTGGGTTTATAATTTTGTTTATTTTTTGTCTTTTTTGATGTACTACTATAGCATTTTTGTGCTCTGTTTTAATCTCCTCCTTAGATATTTTATAGTCTCGCGGGTCACTTAAATTTATAATCAATTCTGTGTCTATTAAATCGTATTTTTTTCCAACTTTTTTGTTGAATAAAAAATTAGATATATCAAAATTCATATAACCAGATTCTTCTAAATTCTCTTCGATGTATTTCTGCCCTCCCAGCAAAAGATCTTTTAGTCTTTTACTATTTTTATACAAGGCTACTCCGTTTATATGTTCTCTGAATTTTGATTCTAAATGACATTTTTGCCTGCCTTTATATATGCTTCCAGCTATCTCAAATTTTTTTGTCTTTATATATTTTAAAAACAAGTCGAACCACAAGTCTTCAAGGCAGAAAGTATCAGCTTCTAACATTAAGAAATTTTCGTATTTCGCTGGCATTTCCATCATTTTGAACATGCTTTGATAGAATAATTCGTTAGCTCCTGCGGTATACCCTAATTTTGGGATTGTTTTTGGTTTGGGGGATTTGGACCAAGGATACCAGAAAACATCATCTTTTTCGCTAAGGTTTAAATTAATATATTCAGCGGCGTTTATGCTCGGGTTACCATTCAATTGTGAAATTAAATTTTCCAAACGAGTAATGTTTGAAACTTTATTAAAAAATAGAAATAAATCAAAAGAGTAACGTTTTGAAGGCTTCCTTCCCATGAATTGATGTAGGCAATCCTCTAGCTCGCCACTTTCTAACTCTCTTTCAGTACAAACATAAAAAACAGATATTTTTTTTGTGTAAATCATTATGTTCTATAATTCGGTGTAATATATACTGTGTATTCTACTTATTTTTAATGAAATTTAAAGTGTTTATTTTGCTTTGTTTTGTTTTTTTTAATTCTTGCTCGTCTTTTAAAGAAAAAAACCTAAAAACAATTGATTTTATTGGAGTAAACATAGCTCCCGATAAACAGGCAAATTCAAGCCAGCCAATTAAACCTGAAAACTATAGTCGTCCGTTTATTGTTTTTTGTTCATTAGTAGCTTTTGTTGGTTTAATCAATCTTTTGACATCCGCCTCCCCTAAAGTGCTTAAAAGATTTCAAAATCAACTATAATTAAAAAATTATTTTCTTTTTTTCTTACCATCTTAAACCCATTTAAATTCATGCGTAAACATAAGTCTGTAATGTATTTTTTATTCAAAATAATTTTTATTTTTTTCCCTTCTACTTGAATTTCATCAGCATATTCTTTACATATATCTAAGGCTTTTTGCATACAATCATTATTATGATTAACTTTTCAAATTTACACACTAAAAAATTTTACAAAAAAATTAGAAGGAATTGGAGGGAGTGTTTTTTAGAATACCAAGAAGTGGTGAAGATAGAATCAATAGCTCTCGTTGAATTTAACAAACATTTAATAAAGTATATGTCTGAAGCGGGAATGGATATCCCCCAACCTAAAACGGAAAACAAAAATGAGAGCCATAAAGATCATAAAGACAAATTCGAAAAAGATGAAATAAAAAAAATTTTTAGAGAGGCTGCAAAACTTTCCCACCCCGACTTAGATCCGACTTCTAGCAACATGGAATTATTTAAAGAATTAATTCAAGCAAAAAAAGAGAATCAGTTAAATAAATTTTTAGATATAGCCAAGCAAATTGATAATAATATAAAAAATACAAATAATAAAACACCGTTGGCTAAGACAAAAAAAAATAATACCGAAACGAATGAATCTATTTCATTAGGTAGCGTGGATCATCTAGAAAAAGAAGTTTCCGACTTAGAAACTAAAATTCAAAAAATCAAAAATAGCATTCATTGGACTTGGTATTATGCCTCAGATTCCTCAAGAATTAAAATCATTAAGAAATCGGCAAATTTTATAAATAATGAGCAAAATAAAAAAAAATAACACTACAAAAAGCCCCTTAATAGGAAATAAATTAGACGAGTTTCGGCTGCGTTCTTTTAAACTAACTGAGAAGCAAAAAACACTCCTTAGTTTATGCATGGACCCTGAAACTAAAATAATTTTTATTTCAGGACCTGCTGGTAGCTCTAAAACATACATGGCGATATACTCGGCCCTAAGAATAATGCAAGAATCTAGAGATATGGACTTGCTGTACATTAGAACTATTATAGAAAGTGCAGAAAGGGGTTTAGGGGCATTACCAGGAGATTTGCAAGAAAAATTTAATCCCTATATCATGCCTTTATTGGAAAAACTTGATGAAATAATACCCGCTGAAACCACATCAAAAAAAGAGCTGCTGCAAGATAAAAGAATCGATGCGATGCCCATAAATTTCTTAAGAGGAGCTAGCTGGAAAAACAAAATTGTAATTATGGATGAAGCTCAAAACGCAACAATAAAAGAGCTAACAACTCTAGTTACAAGAATAGGGGAAAACACTAAGTTATTTATTTGCGGAGATTTGATGCAAAGTGATATAAATGGGAAAAGCGGATTTAATGAAATCATTAAAATTTTTAATGATGAAGAGAGTTCAGATAAAGGCATCCATACTTTTAAGTTTAACACTTCAGACATTAAGAGAAGTGCAATATTAAAATTCATAATTAAAAAAATATCAGATCATGGAAGTAGTGAAAAATAATTTATTAAAATAGATTTTTTTTAAATATTAAATAATATTATATTTAATACCAATGATTGAAATTATAATAGCTTTAATCTCTTCTGCTACAACAGTTTTCGTTGTGCTTTTCAAACAAAAACATCAATCTCAAAAATTTAGAGATAGTTTCTCGGATATTGCGAACAATCCACAAGTTGAAGAATTTAGCATTCATATTAAAAATAAAAAGGGGTTTCGATTTGAGACTAATGCATGTGAGTTAGTCACTAAAAACGACAGACTTAAAATTTCAATTGGGTATTCTGATGGAGTCTCGGATGATTTAGTAAAATCTAATAGCATCCAAGCGAATTTAATACATGGTAAATTAGAAAGGTTATTTTATGGCTAATATTTATTGTCCTAATTGCGGGAAAAAACATTTTTTTAATTTAAAAAGACCTGAAAAATGCGATAGTTGTGGGTCTAGTTTTTCTCCAAATAATAACAAAAACATACCTCAGAAGAAAAACGAATATTCAGTTTCTGAAAAGACACAAAATTTAAATACATCATATGACGAGGATTACTCAGAATCTTTATCCGTCCCTAAAATAAAATCTTTAGCATATGATCTAAATTTCGAAGGTATTTCCAAAACTATAAAAGGTAAAGATATCATAGGAGAGGCTCCGACTAAAACAAAACAAAACGATCACAAGTGGAAAAGAAAAGTTACGAAGCATTCGAAGAGCAAATAGATCACGAACTTAAAAAACGTAAGGGTAAATGGAGGCTCAGCTCTATAGCTTGGATGGATTACGATGATGTTTGTCAAATTATTAGAGCTCATATATTTAAAAAATGGGACCAATGGGACCAAATTAGACCCCTAGCCCCTTGGGTTAATAAAATCATAACTAATCAAATTAAAAACTTGTTAAGAAATCACTACCAGAATTATGCTAAGCCTTGCATCAATTGCCCTTTTAGCTCATCTAGTGGTATTGACGACTCTTGCTCTTTCACTGTAACTCAATTACAAGACAGCAATTGTCCATTATTCAAAAAATGGAATAAGAGTAAGAAATATGCATATAGTGTTAAACTTCCATTATCCATTGAAGATAATCTCCATAAATTAACTAACCATGACCCGAATTACTTACACTCAATAGAAGATTCTATTGGCAAGGTTAATCAAATTCTCAAAGAGAAGCTTTCTGAAAAACAATTTTTCATTTACAAAATCCTCTTTATAGACAGAGCTAGCGAAGAAGAAGTTGCTGAAATTCTAGGATATAAGACTTCTGAAAAAGGAAGAAAAGCTGGATACAAACAAATAAAAAACCTAAAGATGAAATATAAAAAAATGGTCATCGATATAATTGATAAAAACGATATTCTATTTTAATGAAATTGAATTCTGATCAAAAAAAATTTATCGATGCAAACTATATACAAATACCAGATATCGATCAATTAACAAGGACTTTATTTCAAAACGAAAAACTTGATGGAAGAAATAAAGAAGGCAAGGCTGTGGCTGCATATATGCTTGAAAGGGGTTATGGATACAAGACTAGGGTCCATGCTAAAGTCAAATCAATAGAACTCTCTGAATCTCAAAAAAGCCTAATATTAGAATATAGTGAAGATGATTTAAGTAGCCTGCAAATTGCTCAATTAATTTTTCAAGATAGAGAAGTTAAAAATTTAAGTATGGAGCAAAGAGCTGTCGCAGACTTTTTAAAAACAAATAAAAAAGGCTTCATAAAGCCTTCTGATTTGGATTTTGACAATAAATACGAACCTCCAAAAAGCTTAGATTCTATTGTGGCAAAAATTAAAAAGCTATCCCATGCGAATATTGCTGATAAATACATAGATTTAAAAAAGCAAGATAAAGATAAAGTAGATAATTTGAAAAAATATTTATCTTCACCTCGTTTTAGTCAATTAATGAACACATATCGATGCGATAATGCAGAACTCTTTGAGTCTGAATTTATAATGGCTACATGGGATAAGCCAGATTTAACCGCAGACGAAGTCAATCTTTACATAAATGTATGTGTTGATTATGTTAACTTAAAAACCATACAAAGAAACATGGACAAGCTAAATGCTATGTTTGATGACTGCGAAGATCAAACCGAAATGTCTGTCAAGTTGGCTGAAATTTTAAAAGCTAAATCCTCAGAATATCATCAATGCGAACAGAGGCAAGAGTCATTAATTAAAAAACTTAATGGCGACAGATCTGTCCGAATGAAAGACAAGAAAAATCAGTATGCCTCTGTTTTGAATTTAGTTCAATCTTTTCAGGAGTATGAAGAAAGAAAAAGAATGATTGAGATAGCTGAAAAACAAAAAATGCTAGTAAATGAAGAAGCAGATAGAGTGGAAAGTATGGATAGTTGGAAGGCTAGAATTTTAGGGTTAAGGAGGGACGATGTTTTATGAAAAATAACCAAGAATTGTACTACTATAAAGTTTCTAAAGTGATTAAAGTTGTAGATGGCGATACGGTTGATGTTATGCTTGATCTCGGTTTTGATATACATATTAAATGTAGAGTTCGGTTAATGGGCATCGATGCTCCAGAGACAAGAACCAAAGACAAAGCCGAAAAGAAGAGAGGAATGGCATCAAAAGCCAGATTAAAAGATTTGCTTAAAGATGGTTTAATGTTACATTCTCATGGAAAGGGTAAATTTGGTAGAATACTTGGGGAGTTTTATTCATGTGGAGTGAATCTAAACGCCATAATGGTTGCGGAAGGGCATGCTAAAGAATATTTCGGAGGAGAAAGGTAAAACTAAATGAACCTCGATTCGCTTACATGTAAAGTGTGCGGTAAAACTTTCACATCTTTAAAAGGTAAGCATTTACATATAAGCAAGTTTCATAATACTTCGCTTAAAGAATACTACAAAACATTTTATCCAAAACTCAGTTTATTATATCAAAAACCTATACCGTTTAAGGATGTAAATCAATACAAAAACACTGATTTTATTAGTAGATCTGAGTTGATTGAGTGGAGCTTAAAATCAAATAAAAAAGAAGTCCAAGATTACTTGATAAAAATTTTGCAAAACAGAAAGAAAGCCAAAAATATTAAATTTTCTTTAAGTGAAATTGAGCTGGAGCTTTGTGATTTTCCCACTATAGCTGTCTATCAAAAAATTTTTGGAAGTTACTCTGAAGTCTGTGTAAAAATAGGTTTTAATAATTTCCTAAACAGAAACATTCCCTTAAACTTTTTCGAAGATGAAAGTTATGATGATTTAAAAATTTTTATAGATACTCGAGAGCAAAAACCTATAAAATATAATAATTCCGATTTTATGAAATTGGATTTTGGAGATTATACAGCTGCTGGCAATTTCTATGATTACACTTTTATTGATAGAAAAAGCGAGCAAGATTTCAAATCAACTCTTAGCGGTAAAAATTTTGAAAGATTCAAGAGAGAACTGGATAGAGCTAGAGAATTTGATTCTTATGTTTTTGTTGTGGTTGAGAGCGATATAGATAAAATTAAAAAAAATAACTTATTTTCTCCTCATAAATCTAAATTACCCTACATATGGCATAACTTGAAAGAGCTGTGTCAGGATTATAAAGACTGTTGTCAGTTTGTTTTTGCAGGAAATAGAAATGGATTGAAAAAAATCATACCAAAAATATTATTATATGGTAAGCAGCTCTGGAAAGTTGATTTGCAATATTTCATTAACAAACAAATACAATTAAAAAAATGAACAATAAACCTGAAACCTTATGGTCTTTAGATTTTATCTTTAACTTAAAAGATTGTGATATTAAATTTGAAGAAAAAACCATAAAAAATATCGGACAATCCCTGGGTGAGTTAATTGATCCTGGCGGAGAAATCATAGGAATCGTTAATGATTTTGGAGAGCATTGCGAAGACATGCATGGATTAAGGTTTTTCCATGAAACTCAGAATTGTTTAATCACAGGCCATTTTATTTTTAAGTCAAAAAATATATATTTAAATATACATTCTTGTGCTGGATATAAACCAAGTGTGGTGCTCGCTAAAGTTATTGAATTAATGAAACCTAAAACTTACAGCGCTCAAAAAGTTTACAGAGAATGAGTTGGGATGCTGGAGAGCAGCAAAGAGCTATTAAGGAAGATTTTAATAAGCTTTTGCTACAGAAAAAAGGTTTTATCGAAGAAGATGAAGCTCAAATTTTGTTGTATAAATTTTTAAGGGAAAATATTACTTTTGCAACTCATTTAATAGCTGGCGTTGATTTGTTTCCCTTTCAACATATGGCCATCAAAGCAATGTTTGAAACTGATTACACTTTAGGAGTGTGGTCTCGTGGTATGTCTAAATCTTTTACAACAGGGATATATGCTTTTTTAGATGCGATATTCAATCAAGGAGTTGAGATCGGAATTCTATCAAAATCATTCAGGCAATCCAAAATGATTTTTAAAAAAATTGAAGATATTGCAGCCAAACCAGAGGCAGCTCTTTTAGCCCAATGTATTACTCATAAATCTAAAAGTAATGACGAATGGTTGATGGAAATAGGAAGCTCAAGAATTAGAGCCTTGCCTTTAGGGGATGGATCTAAATTGCGGGGATTCCGTTTTCATAGAATTATCATTGATGAATTCTTACTGATGCCAGAAAGAATTTATAACGAAGTTATTGTGCCCTTTCTTTCTGTAGTTGAAAATCCCGTAGAGAGAGAAAGAATGTATAATGTTGAAACCGAGTTAATTAAACAAGGAAAAATGAAAGAGGAGGATAGACGTCAATGGCCAAATAATAAATTAATAGCTCTCTCTTCCGCGTCTTATAAATTTGAGTATTTATATAAACTTTATGAACAATTTGAGGGTCTTATATCTGGTAAAATCGTAGAAGACGGGGGAAATGCTACTAGGTGTATTATGCAGTTTAGTTATGATTGTGCTCCCAAAAAATTGTATGATGAAAATTTAATTTTACAGTCTAAAGCCACTATGAGCCAATCTCAATTTGATCGAGAGTTTGGCGCGATTTTCACAGATGATAGTTCTGGATATTTCAAAACTTCCAGAATGGCTTCTTGCACGATTCCAGCTGGAGAATCTCCTTCTGTTGAAGTAAAAGGAGATCCCACATCTGATTATTTAATTTCTTTTGACCCTAGCTGGGCTGAATCTGAAAGTTCTGACTTTTTCGCCATACAGGTGTTTAAACTTAATAACGAAACTAAACAAGGCACCTTGGTGCATGCATATGCACTAGCAGGAACGAACCTAAAGCACCATATTTTTTATTTTCACTATCTTTTAAAAAATTTTAATATTAAATTCATAGTCGGAGATTATAACGGCGGACTACAATTTCTTAATGCATGTAATGAAAGCAAAATATTTAAAGATTCAAAAATAAAAATACAAAACTTAACCCCAGCTTTTGATAATCCAGAAAATTATAAAGAAGATCTCAACTTAGGGAAAAGAGAATATAATCCATCAACATACAAATATTGTATACTAAGAAAACCATCATCAGCATGGATAAGATCAGCCAACGAGCTTCTCCAAGCAAGCTTCGACCATAAAAGAATATGGTTTGCAGCAAGAGCCATCAACGACAGCTATTCCGAACAGATAAAACATAACATACCCATTGATAATATTAAATTCTTAAACACAGCCTCTAATGAAGAAAAACAATCAATAGGAGCAAAGATGATTGATTTCGTCGAACACCAATCTGATATGATTGATTTAACGAAAACGCAGTGCTCTCTTATTCAAATCAAAACAACCCCGCAAGGAACACAAACATTTGATCTACCAGATACTTTAAAGAGGACTACAGGCCCAAATAAAGCCCGTAAAGATGCCTATTCGGCCTTAGTGTTAGGTAATTGGGGGATTAAGATATATAACGATATAAAATCTCATAAAGAGCATTATGTAGACAATTCTTTCACCCCCATGTTTATAAAATGAAAACCCATGCCTTAAATATAGATTCCACTCTTGACGATTTTATTAACTTAATAAGAAATATTATTTCGCTAGACCCAGAACAATCCCAAAATACTATTATCAAAATAATAGACCCCTCGGCTTCTAATACATTTAATGAACTTTATAGCCATCGACATTTAGACAATAAGAAATTAGCATATAAAAATTTTTTAAAACCCAATTTGGACTTGTATAAAACTCCAAACATTTTTATAGGAAATATATTTTTAGATTATAATTTTGTTGAATATATTTCTATTTGTTGCCCAGTAAAATTGCTTAAAGAAGAGTATCTTAATGCTTTTGAAGATTTAAGGCTTTTAGTAAGCATTCTTTACAGGAGATTCATTTTAAACACTAAAAAAATACTTATATGTATTTATTCTTCGATTGATCATCAAGATAAAATCAAAAAATTAAAAAACACGATTTGGTATAAAGATTTTTCCAGAAATAGTAATTTGAATTTCTTTGAAATTTATGGCGGAGCTGAAAACACTTACACTAAAGGCGGAAAAGTTTTTCTAAATGTTGAAGAGGGGTATGACAAGTTGAGCTTGAAAACTTTTAAAATGATTGAGCACTTCAATAAGTATTATGATTTCGACTATTTACTTAAAATAGATTCTTCAATTATAGATAGAGATTCTTCGATAAGACAATACACGTTTCACAATTTCGAGAACAACTTTAGATATAAACTCTTTGAACGAGATTATGACGGAGTTTTAAATGTAGAAAACCACAATTTTAGGTATATTCATCAATGGGCTCAATCTAAAAACATGAAAGCATATCCAGAAAAAATTTTTAAAAATGAAAAAATACCAGATTTTTGGGGTGGTAACGCATATGCTTTATCAAAAAAATCTTGTAAAATTTTATCTCAAAATAGGGAGGTTTTTCATGATTTCAAACAATATATGTGCGGTTGCGAAGATTTGTGCGTAGGGTACATATTGAAAAAAAACGGTATTAAAAACTGGAATTAATTCAACCATCTTTTATATATAATATATGCATGTTTTTACATATTACGACGCCTCTGTTGGTCACCCAGGACAATCAGAACTTATAGAATTGTGGAAGAAAAGCTGGGAGAATAAAGGCTTCACACCCGTGGTCTTAACTAAGAGTCACGCTGAAGACCATAGTTATTTCAAAGAATACACAGAACAAATAGATGAAATACATAAAAAAATTATGTATGGCATTCCTGTTCGAAGTTATGGATTATCATGTTACCATAGGTGGTTGGCATATGCCACACATGGTTCAAAGCACTACTGTTCCCTAACATGCGACTATGATGTCATAAACTTGAGTCTTGATGTAAATGAGGCTCGTAAATATCTAGAAAAATATGGAACAAAAATTGTTTTTCATCATGGGACTACCCCTTGTTTAGTTTCTGGCCAAAGAGATTTGTTTGAATTTTTATGTAAAGAAATCGTTAGAATATCCAATAAAAATGTGCATTTACTTAAAAACACTATACATCCCCATTATAATGATCAAGAATTTGTTCAATTCAATCGGTCAGATTTATTTTTAGGACCAAATAGAAACAAATTTGAAATTAATAACTCACTCGCTCATGAAAGAATAATAGGGGACTATGAACACTCTATCCACGATCTCTCCAAGAAACTAATTCACTTTTCACATTATTTCTGTGACTTGGCTAGAATAAAATTAAAGAAACCAGGTATGCCTATTGACGACGTTAGAATTAAAATAGTTTCTAAAATGCTCGATTTTGATAAAACCTTTTTTGATTGTTTATAATGTTAAAAAATTCAATATCTAATTTTCATAATTTAATATATATCCACATACCTAAAACTGGAGGCAATTCAATAAAACATTCCTTGGGTCATTTCGATGGGGACTCTCATTTCAAACTGAATGATTTTGATTCAAGTTATTCGGATTTCAGGTTTGCCGCTTTTGTTAGGAATCCTTGGGATAGAGTCTTTAGCGCTTATTATTATTTATTGCACAATGGGTCTGGCAATAATTTAGACCTTAACAATAAAAAACAATATATTGATCCTTATAATTCGTTTGAATCCTTTATTCTTCATGGGTTAAAGGAAGCTTCCCTTCAATGTATTCACTTTGTCCCTCAAATAGAATTTTTGAAAAGTAAAAATCATAAAATGTCTTTCATTGGAAAGCTAGAACATATGATATCTGACTTTTATTTAATGTGTCACTGTCTTCAATTAAAACCGTCTGATCATATTTGTAAAATCAATCAATCATTTAAACCTGATTATCGCAATTATTTCACTCATGAAATGAAGGTTCGTTTATATAATACTTATATGGATGATTGCAATATCCTTGGCTATCGATTCGATGAAGCCACCGTTATAAATTCGGGCCTAGCTTATGTTTAAGATTAATCGATTCCTTATTTTAGAATTTTAATTAAATAAACCTGTCGGCGTGGTAAAATTTTCTATATAAATCAATTCGTGTGAAATCCTGAAACTTTGCAAGCTAAAGTTTTGGTTTACAGTGGATTCTCTCCCTGCCTGATTGTTGACACTAATGTTTCCAATTTTTAAGACATCGATGGGCGAAATAGAATTTATTTTTTCGTTAAATTGATCCACCGCTACACCATTAATATATAAAATATATACACCTTCATTATTGCATATAGCTATATGATGCCAATTTGTTCCAAATGCATTATTTGATGATAAAATTTGTTTGCCTCTAAAGTTTATTGTGATTTGGCCGTCTGCGTTTTCTGTATCTTCAGGGAGCCCGTCTATATTAATTTGTAATTCTATTCTAGAATCGGTAGATATATTACTGTCTGCCCAATGAACCAATGTATGCTTTGCTTCGTTTTGTAAATTTTGATTATATTTTATCCAAAACTCTATTGTGAAGGCACTGTCGCTTAAA